CCGATTTTTAATCGGTGAACACACCTTGAGTATGTATACCGATTTTTAATCGGTGAACACACCTTGAGTATGTATACCGATTTTTAATCGGTGAACACACCTTGAGTATGTATACGGACTTTTAGTCCGTGAACATATGGTTCGCCATGCCATTCTCAAAGCGTAACCAATTCAGACCAATACAAAACACCTTCACTTCCCACGTCCCTGGAAAACTAACATCCAGAGTCAATCGTAGACTCTGAAGTCTGCTTGCGTTGATCGTCCCAGAAGGCTGGTGTTCACCAGGATGTCTCGAAAATGGATAACCATATATGAAAGAATTATAGGACGCAATACCACCCTTGTGATACTTTCCTATCAAGTTGCGGAAATAAGACTCCTCTGCTTCAACCAAATCAATACCATTCACCTGAATCTTTGCTGCGACCAATAAAGGCCCTCTCGGATTATAAACCGGATCATATTCCTTCTCCAGAACACTTGAATAGTTCGTCCATTCATTATTTAATGAAACATCGGTCCTGCGAACAAACCAGAGTATCTCCTCTAAAGGATGATTTGCCTCTAGCGGTAACTGAACACGAATGACAGAACCAGGATTTGTCGTCGAGGCCGCATACTTTAGCGGCTCAGCGAAATAAAATGTCTGAACATCTCGGTGCATCACTTCAAACGGCTGTCGTAACATTGAATTTCTCAGAGTTCCATCCAGTAAAGCCCCCCATGTTACAAGTCTAACATTCTCAAGCGAAGGCTCAGAAGCGGACGTCGTAATTGTGTAAGGATAATCAAACTTCTTTGATACATCATTAAGACCAATAATTTTACTTATCGGAACATCATTACATGTATCTCTGAATCCTCTGGCCTGACGCACAACTTCTGAAAAAGGTCTCAATGTAACATGTATACGAGCGGATCCTTCTCTGCATGCGATTAAAGGAAGTCCCTCCTTCATGCGTGTTCTTTGAAAGAACAACGGAAGCATACAATGTATATATCCAGTCTCCGTTGGAAAGACACGTTGGGGGTTCCATGAAAGCAGACGATCCATCGTAACAAATCCAGTGTGTTCTGCAACACCATATTGTGTATTAAAATCAGCAAATAGCCTGGAATAGACCGCTGAAAAATCCCCATCCACCTTTTCGATCGTCACACCATCAATCTCAAGTTCCACGCTCTGAATCAGAATACAACCAATCGCATTCGCATAAAACCAAGCAGTCGCAGGATCTTGGTATTTTGATAAACTACCTTGAAGTAACAATACAGTCGTAGGATCTAACCAACTACCAAGTTGAAGCTGAAGAACACAGCCCAGCAATAAATCACCACATGTCTGTGACGCAATATCAAAGCTAAATTTATAACCAAAGGCAGCGGGACCTCTATACTGGAAATCCTGCAGAACAGGAACAAACGGCTGGTGCCTTCTAGAAGGATCTCTCGTAAACCATGACTTATCCGTCGTCAAAGGAAAATATGTATTATCTTGTGGGTCCCTAGGTGATAAATCAATAAGTGTTGTAATATCACCTGCGGGTCTTTTAAAGGAGGCCATTCACCCTTTCTAATTAGCATATAAAAGCGATAGTCGCTGGTTTTCCGCTACCATTGTAGCCCAGCTTTCCACAAAGGATCGGAGTTCTGTATTGCCTGTCGTGGCCTCAAGCTCAATATACAAGGATGGGCGATCTGCCGTCGTCATGTTAATAGTTCCATCGGGCTGTCTAACTTCTCTACGATTACGAATATCTCCTAGAGTCCAATCCATGATACTAAGTTCGAGACCAGGATCTCTCTCAGACTTAGCATGTGTGACTAAGTCGCGCCACACAAGAGATGAAAAGAGCGATTCTCGATCCCTGCCTGCGACTAGGAGTTTCAGATTTCCATAAAAACTCGGTGTTTGTGTATTAGAAAGATTCCAGAGTTGATTTTTCTGTAGAGAGGCGGCAGAACGGAAAAAAGAAACAATTCGTGAAGTCGGGTGAACACCATCTAGACGTCGTGTAATTGCGGCTGTTCCTCCTCTAGCAATCGGTGCATAGTCATTTTGACCCTGTGTAAAGACATTTTCATAGATTCGTTCAAACGGTATCTCTTGTTTACCCTTTTTCATAGCCTGTTGTGTCTCGCCATCCATATAGATATGACGTGTTTGAAGTATAAGACTTGGTGTTCCTAATGACAACCGATTAAGAGGTGTGAACGGCTCGGGACTTGATGATGCGGATGTTTGTATCTGTAGCTGTGTTGACCAGGGCGTTGGCTTCACTTGTCCATCTGATGACTCTACAAGATCTTCTAACTTCCTTAGAAAGCAACGAAGCCGATAGGATTGCTGGGGCGTCGAATAAGCAGGAAATCCTCCATCCTCAGAACTCTGGCATCCCAGAATCGGAAGTTGAAGTCTGAGACGCCCTGGTGTTGCGTTTCGGCCAATTGAAGGATAACTACCGTCGTGAATCCCTGTTTGTTTGGCCTCCAGGAAAGCAGAATTCAGAGTTCCTCGAGTTCTGCTACAGGCCCATAATGCATCTCCACTGAACTCCTGAATTAGAATGTTATCCTGAAGAAAGTGAATCTTCTCAAACAGAAAATATCCAATGCCATTTGTGTATCCATAAGTATTACCAGCAAGATCCGTTACGAGACTTTGAGGATTCAAGGGGGCTTGACTCGGTGGAAGCCATGTTGGAAGGTCTATTAAAAGAGTAGGCTCTATAAACGTGTCACCTGCCATTTCAATCTGGAATTCACAACTTCGTCCAAAGTCGGGTGCATTTAAAGGCGGCAGCTGTCGAAGTTCATGAATGTGTGGTGGTGTTGGCTTATACCGATTATCAAATAGATTTTTGGCTTCCTTTGTGTCCTCGATAAAATAGACATCTTTATTACCTCGAGCTACAAGCTCGTATAAAGATCCTTCTATATTGTAACTCATACTACCCTAGTTAGTTATTTCCTTACCTTTAAAACAATCGTAGCAGCTTTATCTCCTTCTGTCGGTAACGTAAGTTCTGCATCTCGATCGAGCCACGTAAACTCAACAAGACCTTTGAAGGGCGTGCCGTTCTTGATCCACTCATTCATGTGATCACGAATCGCATTATAACCTGGCTCCCTTTCATTAAGACCAAGCTCCTTGAGCTTCTTTATGAGAGTGATGGATTCCTTGACTCGTTCTGTTGTGGGCTTTTCTGCCATTCTAGACTCTACTAGTTGATTTCTTTAGCCTAACTAAATGGTCCCTGTGCCGATGTGCAGGTGCTATTAAATTGCTTTCCTTGATAGAAAAGCTGCCTGTCCTGATAATTCGTGAAATTTAAGACTAGACTGCTAGGCAAAGCAGCGCATGTGCTAATGTTCACTCTAGGTTGTGTCACAGTAAGCTGTGCTTGTATGAAATTAAAGGCCGTGCGGCTTTGTAATTTGCGGATGATGTCACTGGCGTCCATTCTAACCATAGACCCTAAAGAATGAAATCTACAAAAAGAAAGAAATGTGCGGAATCTGGTATTGCCTGGGGAAAATGACGCCCATGTTTCATCCTGGAACGTGGATAAAGACTCTATCAGCAAGAGGACCGGAAAGCATGGTAATCAAAGAACTCTTTTCATCCACAATGGGGTTCACTCGCCTTGCGATCAATGGCCTTAATAAAGAAGGCATGCAGCCCTTTTCAAACGGTCCTCTGCATTGGATGTGTAACGGTGAGATTTATAACTGGCAAGACATTGCTGTCTCAGAAAACAAGTCTGGATCCGACTGCGAGATTCTCGGTGATCTCTATCTTCAGTTTCAGGATAATTTGACTTCTTTCTTTCGCTCTCTCGATGGTGTCTTTGCAATTATCATTGTAGATGAGGCCAGAGGACGTATTGTTGTAGGCCGTGACCCCTATGGTGTTCGTCCTCTGTATATCGGAATAAAGAATCAGTATACACCTCTTGGTGAGGGACTTTTTCGTTATGACCCGTCTCATATTGTCTTTGGAAGTGAACTCAAATCTCTTGTCCCCTTTTGTGAGACCGTTACAACCTTTCCTCCTGGAACCTTTCAGATTTGGGATATCTTCACAAAAAAGATGATCTATACTGAAAAGTATCACAATGTGCCTTGGCTCACAAATCCTCTCTATACATCCGTAAATCCATGTGGACTTGAGATGGCCTGTATGTCTCTCCGTTTTGCTTTAGAAGAGGCTGTTAGTAAGCGTATGTTGATGGAGCGACCTGTTGCGGCTCTTCTGAGTGGCGGCATTGATAGTAGTTTGATCGCATCTCTTGTTCAGAAGTCTTTGCGAGCAGCTGGAAAGCCACCTCTCAAGACATTTAGTATCGGAATGGAGGGTTCATCTGATCTGAAGTATGCGAGAAAGGTCGCCGATTGGATCGGCAGTGATCATACAGAAATCTGCTTGACAGCGGATGACTTCTTCAAGGCAATTTCTGATGTAATCTATGCGATTGAGACATTCGATACCACAACAGTCCGTGCATCTGTCGGAAACTGGCTAGTCTCAAAGAAGATTCGTGAGTTGTCTGATTGCAAGGTCGTGTTCAATGGCGATGGATCCGATGAGGTCTTTGGCTCCTATTTGTATTTTTACAAGGCACCGAATGATCGGGCCTTCGAGGAGGAAGTTACACGTCTACTCAATGACATTCACATGTTCGATGTTCAGAGAAGTGATAGGAGTATCAGCAGTCACGGACTCGAGCCGCGGACACCCTTTCTCGACAAGCAGTT